AGAATGGCCTCATCCGCTGCCAAGGCGTGCTCGAGGGGCTCAACCTCGGCGCATTCACGGCGGGCGATACGCTCTACCTGGGCGCGACGGCTGGCACGACGACCGCGACCAAGCCAGTCGCCCCGAATCATCTTGTCTATGTCGGCGTGGTCGAGCGCGCAAACGCCGGCAACGGGTTACTCTACGTCCGAATCCAGAACGGCTACGAGCTCGGCGAGCTGCACGACGTGCTCATCACAAGCCCGGGCGCGGGTGCGGTGCTGTCCTACGACGCCACCGCGGATCTCTGGAAGGACGCCACCATCGCAGGCGGCGCCGGCATCACGGTCACCAACGCCGACTCAGCGGTGACGGTTGCGACCTCGGGCGCGGTGACGAGTTCGGGCTTCACGATGACGACGGCGCGGCTCTTGGGGCGCACGACGGCGAGCGCCGGCGCAATCGAGCAGATCACGGTCGGCTCGGGTCTCTCGCTCTCCGCCGGCACGCTGACGGCGACGGGCGGCGGGTCGGGAACGGTGACCTCGGTCGATGTCTCTGGCGGCACAACGGGCCTCACGACCTCAGGCGGCCCCGTCACTGGCGCAGGCACGATTACCCTGGCCGGCACGCTCGCCGTCGCCAACGGCGGCACCGGCGCGACGGACGCGGTGACGGCGCGGTCGAACCTAACGGCGCAGAAGACCATCACATCCGGCACCGCCGCGCCTTCGGGCGGGTCGGACGGCGACATTTACCTGCAGTACACCTGAGGCTGACGCATGGCCGATAACGTAACGCTCCCCGGCACTGGCGAAATTGTCGCCACCGACGACATCGGCGGTGTGCAGTACCAGCAGATGAAGCTGGTCGACTCCACGCCGAACTCGACGACCCCAGTCGGAACCGCCAGCAACCCGCTGCCGGTAAACGCTTCCTATGGCGAGCTCGTCGAGGCGCTCGAGGCGCTGCGGATCGCGACGAGCTCGCTGACCAAGAGCATTGGCTTTGCTTTGCCGAACCTGCAAGGCCAGCCAATCATGGAGGCGCGGCAGGCAACGGCGGCAAATTTCCAAGTAACCGTCGGCTCCATCGCCGGCGGTCAAACGCTCGGCACGGTCACGACGGTTTCGACGGTGACCAACCAAGCGCAGGTCGGTGGCTTTTCTGCGAACGACCAAATCCCCGCGCTCATGCACCTGCAAGCGGACTCCCTTCGACGCAACATCTCGGTGACCTAAATGGCGACCACAAACGGAAATCGGCAAATCCTTGACCTCAAGCGGTGGGAGTTCTGCGCCCCTGCGCCTGCTGCTTCGGCTGCTGGCGCGATGGTCATTTCCTCGCGGCACTTTCGTCAGCAGCAGATGCTTGTGCGCGGGACGACCGAAGCGTTCATGTACAACCCGACCGAGGACGGATGGGTAACTATCACCTCGCCCGCGCTCGCGGGAACTCTTGCGGCAGGCGCATCCGGCACCGCAGGCGCGTGGTCTACAGGTTCAACCATTGGCGCGGCTTCGCTGACTGCGACGGCTGGCACGACCTCGACCATCACGACGAACCAGACTCTTGCGCGTGACCTGCGCGGGTACAAGATTCTGATCATGTCAGGCCCGAACAACGGCGCGGTGCTGGACATCGTATCGAACACCATCGGCGCAAGTGCCGTCATCACGGTCGCAACGCAGGCGAGCGCGTTCTCGGCATCGACGACCTACCGGCTGCTTACCCCGCGCTTCTATGTTCTCGGCTCTGGCACCCTCGCGGCGGGGTCGTTCCGCGTGTACGACTACGCGACGAACACATGGACGACGCTGACCATCACCGGTCTTGCGGCAACCATTGGCACCGACGGCAAACTCATCGCCACGCCTTCGATGGTCGATGGCGATTTCAAACACTTCGCCACGGGCACGGCGACTTCGGCTACTGCAACGACGCTGGTGCAGACCGGCAAGACTTGGACGGCGAGCCAGTGGATCAATTACCAAGTCCGCATCACTGGTGGAACCGGCGCGGGGCAGATTCGCACCATCACGGCGAACACCGCCGACTCGCTGACTGTAGCGACATGGACGACCACGCCGGATGCGACCTCGACCTATGCTATCTCGGGCAATGACGATTTCCTGTACTACATGGGCAACAACGCCGTGACGCTGTACCGATACAGCATCTCCGCGAACACTTGGTCGACGCTTGCGCCGACTGCTGCGCGTGCTGCTGCGCCGGGCGCGGGCATGAGCGGCCATTGGGTGCATTCGGTCGAGGCGACTGACTGGAACAACGAATCATCCATCATCAACGGCAACCGCATCTACTCGTTCCGAGGCACGGCTGGCGGTGTTCTCGACTACTACAACATCTCGGCCAACACTTGGGTCAGCGGCGTTACCTACAGCCCGAACGCCGAGGTTTTTGGCACCGGCACGAAGTACGCGCTACACGGTGGACGGCTCTACATCCAGAAAGACGCAACGGGCCGCTGGTTTGCCTACGACTTTGCGCGCTCCGAACTGTTCCCGTGGTCTACGGCACTCTACCCGCAGGGTGCAGCCATCGTCGGAGACACGGCGTTCGATGTCGTCTACAAAGACGGCGCGACCGAAATCTACTACGTCTATTTCCTCCTCAACACCTCACAAGTCCTGCTTCGGCAGATGGTGATTTGATATGACTATCGCAGAACTTATCAAGGCGTGTGAGCGGCGGCTTTCAAATCTGCATAGCGTGCGCGGGTCAGCGCTTGCGCTTGGCGACATGACGCAGGTCGATCGCATCGACGCGCAGATCGAGGAAACACAGGACACGCTGAACAAACTCCGCACGGTTGCGTAATCGGCTGCCATGTCGCTGCTTCTTTTTTACAAGACCTCGACAGGGCCATCCAGTCCGTCGAAGCTCTGGATCAGGGTCTCCGGCGTCTGGAAGGAGACCACGACCCATATCAAGGTGGCTGGCACCTGGAAGGTGGCGACCGTGTTTATCAAGGACTCCGGCGTGTGGAAGTGACCGAATGTTTTGCATCGGCGGAAATGCCCCGCTACAACGCCATCACCATCGAGGTATTGACGTGACCAAGAAGCCAAAACGAGAAGACGAAGCCGCCGCCGTCGAGGCCGCCGTCGAGGCGCTCGACGCCGCGAAGGTTGCCATCGCCGCCGCAGAAGTCGCGCTCTCCGAAGTCGCGCCCGTAGTTGACGAAGTCGTCGAGGACGGGGACGAAGCGCCCGTCGCCGAGGAAGCGCCCCAGGCCGAAGATGAAGCCGAGCCCGCCGTCGAGGACGAGGACGAGGACGAGGACGAGGACGAGGAGAGCGAGGAAGCCCCCGCCGCCCGCCCGAAAGGCAAGTACAGCGCCGATGAGCGAAAGGCCGGCAAGCGCAAGGGGCCGGCGACGCGATTCTTCCGCACGGCGCAGGTTCAGCGCGACACCGTGGAAGGCCGCTCCGTCGTGCTCGCCTTCAGCAGCGAGATGCCGGTCGAGCGTGGCTTCGGGGTGGAAATCCTCGAGCACAGCGCCGAGGCGATCGGCGCAGAGTTCATCGGCAGTGGGCGCGCCCCGCTGCTCGTGGATCATGACCCCACCGACCAAGTGGGCGTCGTGGAGGAGATCAGTCTCGGCGAGGACCGCGTAGCCCGCGCCCGCGTTCGCTTTGGGAAAAGCGCACGCGCCGAGGAGATCTATCAGGACGTGGTCGACGGCATCCGTGCGAACGTGAGCGTCGGCTACATCATCGACGAAATGGTATCCGACGGCGAGCAGGACGGCCGGGAGGTCTTCCGCGCAACCCACTGGACGCCGCTCGAGATCAGCATCGTGAGCATCCCCGCAGACTCATCCGTCGGCGTTGGCCGCTCGCTCTCCGACAAGCCCATTTCCATCATTTTCCCCAAGGAGTCCCACAAAATGGACAGCATGAACCCCGCCGGTGATTCCGGCATGAAGGCCGAGCGCGACCGCGCCGCCACCATCCTCGAGCTCGGCTCGCGGCACAACCAGCGCGAGTACGCTGAGCAGGCCATCCGCGACGGCGCGAGCGTCGAGTCCTTCCGCGGCTCGCTGCTCGACAAGGTTTCGAGCAAGCCGCTCGCGACCGCCGACATCGGTCTCACCGAGAAGGAAGCGAAGAGCTTCTCCTTCGCCCGCGCCATCCACGCCCTCAGCAACCCGACGGACGCCCGCGCCCAGCGCGCCGCTGCCTTCGAGTTCGAGGCCAGCGTGGCCGCCGCGCAGAAGGAAGGCCGCGCCAGCCGCGGTCTCACCGTCCCGACGGATGTTCTGTTCCAGAAGCGCGACATCCTCACGGGCACCGCGACCAACACCGCAAAGGGCGGCAACCTCGTGGCGACCGACCT